AGGAGAATATTTATAATGTAATGGCAGCAGGAAGTTTAGCAAAATATAGCGGATCAGGTCAAGCAATACCGTCCACCAGTTACTCCCTACTTGACATAGGTACGGAGTATAAAGACGACGACAATATAATTAAAAAGAATGACTAGAGAAATAGACTTTAAAATAAAAATAGAAAATAAGGATGCTAATAATGCTCTGGATACTGTTGAAAAGTTAGAACAAAAACTGGCGGATCTAAAGTCCAGTGCTTCCAAATTAGATATAGGGTCTGCACAATTTAAAAAGGCTCAGAAAGAAATACAAGAAGTTACTGACGAGCTTATAGATGTTGGAGCTGCTGCTGCAGCATCAAATAAAGATCTTGATGCCTTTAAAGACAACCTAGGAAAGGCAGGAAAGGATGCTTCTAAATCTAAAGAGCAAATTAAGGATCTTTCAGGAGAAGTTAAAAATACAGGTAAAGAAGCCTCTTCTATGGGTGATTCCTTTGATCTTGCTGGCGGTAAAATAGACGAAGTTTCAGGTGGAGCAGTATCAGGACTTATGTCCATATTTACTGCTACTAAAACTGCAGTAGTTGGTATGAACGCCTTAAAAGTGGCGGTAGCAGCTACTGGTATTGGTCTATTAGTTATAGCTGTAGTTGCATTAACCCAAGCATTTTCAAGATCTTCAGAAGGATCAGATACTTTAACTAGGATAATGGGGCAACTTTCTGTTGTAACTAACGTTATTTTAGATTTGTTTGCTGATTTAGGGGAACTAATAATATCTGTATTTGAAGATCCACAAAAAGCTTTAAATGCCCTTGGGGATTTTTTAAAGAAACAACTTATAAACAGAGTAGAAGGGCTTTTAGAATTAATTCCTGCTTTAGGATCTGCTTTGGTAAAGCTATTTTCAGGAGATTTTTCAGGGGCAGCCGAAGAAGCTGCTAATGCTTTTGGTAAAGCTGCTTTAGGAGTAGAGGATATAACTACTAAATTAACAGATCTTAGAAAGGGAACAGCTGAATATGCAGCTGAATTAAAAGCTTTATCTGATAGACAAGCTCAAGCTGATAATAAAAACATTAAGGCTAAAGAGTTGGAAATTGAACTTCTAGAAAAAAGGGCAACTACTGAATCTGAAATTGAAAAGCTTAGGAATAAGGTAGCTGATGAACTTGGTATTTCTGCAGAGGAGAGAATACAAGCTTTACAGGCCATTGCCGATAAACAAAATAGTCTAAATAATTTAGAATTAGAAGCTTCTAAGTTAAGAAGTGATGCTTTGTTACTCCAAGCCAAAGGAACTAAGCTTACTGATGAGGAAAGAACTGCAATTGCTGAAGCTAAAGCCGAAGTTATAGCATTTCAAGGTGAAAGGAATCGAATAGAAACTGAAAGACTTGATGGGGAAAGAGGATTTAGGGTAGAGGCTTTAGCTAGAGAGAAAGAATTCAATGAAGCCCGACTAGATGCTTATAGAAATACTGAGGATAATATAATTGCAGCTACCGCGGCTAGAATAGCTAATGAACAACTCGCACTTGAAAGAGAACTTCAGGATGTAATTAATAACGAGGAACTAAAAGGGAAAGCTAAACTGGATGCGGTAGCTGCTGCAGCAGAAGCCATTGTAGCTAATGAGAAAGAAGCTTTAGAAGAGCAACTAAAAGCTAATGCTATTTCTCTTGATAGACAAATCGCTGACACCTTGTCTAATACAACTCTTATAGATTCTGAAAAAAGAGATTTAATAGAGTCTCTTAGAGCTACTGCAGAGCAAGAAGATATAGCTGCGGAAGCCGAGTATAATAACAGACTTCTCGATAGAGAGAAGCAAGCTATTTTAGATAGGAACAGCGCAATTACAGAATTTGAAGCGGCCCTTGCAGAAGCTAGAGCCGCTGGGGTTCAATTTGAAGAGCCCGAACCAGCGGCTAATGATTTTGGTGCACAATTACAAAAGGCAAGGGAAGAGTCCGAAGCCCTACTAGAACAACAACTAGAATCTGATGCTACCCAGCGGGAAATTCAAAAAGCTAAGTTAGATGCTGATTTAATAGATCAACAAGAATATGAGGAGGAACTCCAAAGGATAAAGACTAATAGTGCAGGTGTGCAAAAGCAAATTGCTGATGATCTTGCTAATCAAGAGGGGGGAATACGGGAAAGGGAAATAGAATCTTATATAGAATTAACCCGACAAGGATTTCAAAATGTTCAAATTATAGCAGAAGCTTTTGGTAAAAAAGGAGAAGAGATCGCTAGAGCAGCTTTTGAAGCACAAAAGGTTGTTAATATAGCTACTACTTTGATCGATACTTATAAATCCGCTGTATCTTCTTATGCTTCCTTATCCGGAATCCCTGTAGTAGGTCCTGCACTTGGGGGATTAGCAGCTGGTGCAGCAGTTGTCAGCGGAATAGAACAGGTTAATAGAATTAGGAAGACACAGTACAATTCAACTAATGTAGACACTTCTCCTACTCCGACTCCCAATATAAGTTCTGGTGCTTTACCTACAACTGGTGAACCTTCTACACCTAACTTTAGTTTATTTGGTACTGGGGGTAATACTAATATAGGTGAGGATTTAGAGAATTCTAACGGAACGAATCCCCAAGTAATTCAAGCATTTGTTTCAGAAACTGATTTAAGTTCTACTAACAGAAGATTAGATACAATAAGACAGCAGTCGGAATTATAATATATAAGATATGATAAGAATAAATTTAGAGGGTAGTGAATTTAAGCTTCGTAATCTTTGGTCGGAGATAACATTAGGTGAATTGGAGCAAATCCATTCCCTTCTGAAAGGAAATAGCTTTATCTCCAATTGGAAGAGAATAATAAACCTTCTATCTTCTTGGCCTGAATCAGAAATGGCTAAATGGAATACTAAGGATTTTGTAAAATTGACAGATCTTATCTTACCCTTGGATGATATAAAGCTTCAAAATGGAATTCAAACCCTTTCTATAGGAGAAAGAAGATTTATCTACGAGCCAAATAAGATGACAGCTAGAGTAGGCAGGGACATACAGAAAGCTTACTTTAATGAGGACCATTTTTCTTTAATCATGTCTACTGTATTTAAGGAGATAGGTAATTCTAATTCAGACTGGGAAACTATAAAAGAAAGGGCTTCTTGTCTAAAGGAAGCTACTGCTGATAATTTTATTTCTATTCTTTGGATGCTAAATGCTCAGGTGGTAATGAACTTAAATAAAAAGATACAACGTGAAGTTAAAACATCTTCTTGAAATTAATTCACTAGATTCTACTTCTTTCGATACAGAGATTGATTGGCAAGTGGAGGTTGTGTCTATTTTAAATGATCTAGATCCTGAGGAAATATACGAATGGCCTTTGGATAGGTTAGAAGTGGCTTATATAAAATTTAAAGAGGACTTAGAAAGGAAACATTCACCTGTAGAGTGTCTCGAATTTCCGGAATTTAAGCTTCATGCTTTACCTTTTAATAGCATAACTCTAGGTGCTTATATTGATTTAGAGGTATATTCTTCTAAAGCCGACTCCATAGCCAAAGGACTTTCTATATTGTATAGAAAAAAGATAAATGAAGGGGATCAATTGCATCCACCAGAATTTGAAAAATATGGTATGTGGGTTAATCATAGACAGAAGATATTTTTAGATTCCGAGCTTATCTCTATAATGGGTAGATGGGACGAATGGATAGAATATAGAAAAAATCTTATGGAAAGGTATCAAGGACTTTTCGATAATTACCAGGGGGAAGATCCAGAAGATGAGTCTGCCCTTACTAAGGCTCAACTTGAAAAAATAAAAAGGGAAGAAGCTCAACAAAAAGCTTTTTCTTGGGAAAAAACAATACTGTCTTTATGTAATTCAGATGCTAGTAGATTTAATTACATTCTGAATCTACCAGTTATTATGGTATTAAATATTATGGCAGCAAAAAAAGGATAATAATATGGCTTGTAACGAATTAATGGGTATAGAAAAGGAATGCACAAATAATCTAGGAGGTGTTAGAGAGATTTATTTAATTTCAGTATATCAAATAGAAAATATAGTATATACCGCTGGAATAATAACTGAAATAAATTTAACAGAAGGAGATTTTGCTAGGTATGAACCCCCAAACCTTTCTGCTAATTATGATGTTACATACTCTATAGATTCCCTCGGTGTAATAGAATATGAACATAGGATAAATTTTTCAATTTCCAAAAGACTAAATTCTAAAAACGTAGAACTTCAGAATCTAGCGGGAGGAAATAGGGAAATGGTAGCTATTATTTTAGATTCAAATGAGCAATGGTGGTTATTGGGAGCTTACTCTGGGCTTACTCTTGATACCTTATCTGGGGGTTCTGGGACTTCATTAAGCGACGGCTCTCAATACAATCTAACTTTGTCTGGAATATCTCCAGTTATGGAAGCTTCTATTTCCCCCGCTTCTATCCCTTCTATTATACCAGAGAAGTAATTTACAAAATAAAATCCAAATTACTTATAATATATGAAATTACCTATTTATAACATAACATTCGATCCAACGGAATTCGAAAGTGGAATAGATATGATCGCTATCACAGAAGATCCTGCTATTGAGGTATTTGCACTTAAGTTTAAGTCACATTCAAAAGACGTAATAAGTTCATTTCATTTTGATAACGAAAAGCAGATAATTGCTGGCCCTGTTGCTATCCCAGATAAACCCATTTACAGAAAATCTAAAGAACTTGGGGAATACTATGCAGTATTTACCAAGGAGGTAATAGAAAGAATGGCTGAGAAATTCAACGAAGAGCAAAGAGTTATTAAGTTTAATTCAGAGCACGACGAAAATAAGCCAATAGAAGGCTTTATTAAAGGATCTTGGTTAATAGAGGATACGGAAAAAGACAAAGCTAACTTTTATGGCTTTACTGATTTACCAATAGGTACTTTCTTCATAGAAGCTAAGATAACTGACCCGGAGCAATGGAAAGAAATCAAAGAAAAAGAAAATGTTGGTTTCAGTCTAGAAGGTCTTTTAGGTATAACTGAAGCACAATTCAAATCCCAAAAGGATAATACAAATAAAACAAAAAACATGAAGAAAAATAAATTTTTTGCTACCATGTTAACTACTAAGAAAACTTTTAACAAGACTACTAAGAAATTCGAACAAACCTTAGTTCAGTCAGAAGAAGAAATACTAGTTGTTGATGAAGGTATGGAAACTGGAAGTGATGTAGAAGTCATTTCAGAAGACGGTGCAATAGTTACAGCTCCAGACGGGGAATATGCTTTACCAGATGCTGGTAAAACTATCGTAGTATCAGAAGGTTCTATTTCAGAAGTTACTGATGTGGAAGTACTGCAAGAAGAGGTGGAAGAAGTAGAGATGGAAGCTGAAGATTCTAAAGAAGAAGAAATGGAAGCTGAAGATACTAAAGAAGATTCTAAAGAAGAAGAAATGGAAGCTGAAGATACTAAAGAAGATTCTAAAGAAGAAGAAATGGAAGCTGATGCTGAAATAATTACTAAGATGGTAGAAATGGAAGCTAGAATAGAAGCTTTAGAAGCTATGTTAGCAGAAGATGATTCTGATTTTAATAAGAAAAACAAATTTAGCTTAAGTAGAGATCTACAGACTAAGTCTGAAAAGCTTTCCTTCGTTAAATCATTATAAAATAAAATTTAAAAAATAGGCTTATCCACCTATAAAAGGATTATAAAATAAAATAAAATAAAAAGATGAAAAAATACAAATTTGCAATCGTCGATAATACTGTTTACACAGGAAAGGACGCGCTAGATTTTTACAGCTCAGCACTTTTAGAAGGTGGATCTACTTCTTTATTTAGATTAGTTCCTAACGTAAAGTCTAAGATTAAACTTCCTTCATATAATGCAGGAGAAATTATAAAAGATGAAGGTTGCGCATGGTCACCATCAGGTGAAGGTACTCTTGACCAAAAGTCTTTTGAAGTATGTGGAAAAGACATTCAATTAGAATTGTGTGCTACTACTTTCGAAAATAACTTCCTTGGTGAGCTTATGAGACCAGGATCAAACACTGGTGAAGTAGCTCCTCCTGATTTTCTTAACTATATGACTGGAGAAGTTGCTAGAAAAGTACAGAACGATTTAGAAGTTGCTGCATGGCAAGGTGATGTTGATTCTGTTTCTGGATACCCATTCACTATTTGTGATGGTATTAACAAAAAAGCAGCTGCTGATGCAACTGTAATTGATGTAACAGGGGAAACAGTAACACTCGCAAATGTTATTGCTGAGATTACTAAAGTTTATAACGCAATTCCTGCTACTATCATAAACTCTCCAGATTTGAGAATATTCGTATCTGATAATATCGCAAGATTGTACCAACAAGCTGTTGCAACTGCATCTAACGAAGCTTACTACGTTGGAGCTAAAGAAGCTAACTTCTTAGGTATACCTTTCGTAGTTGCTCAAGGTCAACTACCAGATGTTATGTTAGCTGGTGTTACTACTAACTTCGTACTTTTAACTGATTTACTTTCAGATGAGCAAGAACTTAATGTAATTCCTCAAAATGCAGTAACAGGAACAAGAACAGTTAGAATTGCCGGATCTTTCAAAATAGGATTTGACTTTTTAGTTGGTTCAGAAGTAGTATACTACGCATAATTTAGTAACTACTAATTAAAAATAAAAATAACAACTAGAAAATATGGCATGTAACGAAATATTAGGTATAGCTAAAGATTGTTTAGGTAATGCTGGAGGAGTATCCAGAATTTGGCTAAATAACGGAGATGCTATCGATATGAGCACGGTCACTTATGATACTGATGAAACAGTATCTGCAGCTGATTTAGCTCCAGGAGCAACAGGATTTGTTGAATTTCAATTTAATCCGAATGTGAGTTCATTTACTGATAATATACTTGTAGATTTAACAACTTCTTCTACATTTTACGATCAGATAGTTAGCTTACAGCTTAGCAGAAGAGAAGCAATTAAGAGACAAAGAATTCTTTTAATTGCTGATGGACAACCACCTTTAACTATGATGGTGAAGGATGCAAATGAAAACTATTGGATCTTTGGTCTGAGAGAGGACAAAATGTATCTAACTGGATCAGAAGGTGGATCAGGAACACTTAAAACAGATCTTAACGGATATGTTTTAACGTTTACCGCACAGTCCGCATTCCCTGCCTTTGCAATAGAGGAATCCGTTGCTCTCGCTTTGGCATCGTAAGATCCAAGCTTCAAAATAAAATAAAAGTCCATCTACAATACGTGGATGGACTTTTTTAATTAAATAGGAAAAATGCTTAATATAAATAAGGAACTTCAAAATATAATTCACCCGACATTTTCAGAATTAATGGTAAATCCCTTGGGTGAAATTAGACTTCAATTCAGAAATGAGATGGACAATTCTCTTATAAGGAGTTGCTTACTTTCGGGTGTGGATAATGAATCCCCTCATATAGTTAGATTCGATACATATTCTATAATGGTTCTTCCAGAAGATGAGGTAAATCCGGATACTAACGAGATCTCCTTTTCGAAAAATGGGTTTTGGGAATATGAAGCTTTTGAATTACTTCCGGATGATATGGTAAGATCAATAGAAATTGGAAGATGTAATGTAACCCTTCCTCAAGTGTCTATTCCTGGCGTTTATAAATAAAATAAAACTTAATGAAATTATTTAATTTTTCCAGCAAAGAAAAGCCTAAAATGGCTAAAAATACTTTTTATACTGGCAATACGAGGCCGGGTCAATTGGCAATAGCTAAAGACCAGGATTTTTCAAGACCCTACATTAACACTCATGGGGGTTCGGAGTATGTTATATTCGGAGAAGACAATCTATATCCTTATGTTCTTCTGGAACTATTTCATTCTTCAGCATTTCATAGAGCTATAATGGAGTTTAAGACTAGAACTATTATGGCGGATGGACTTAAGATAACCTCTTCAGACACTTCTACTAAGGGAAAGATGGAAGCGGAAAAAGTTCGTTCTATTTTAAATAAAGCATTTTTTAGAAGATTCGTACAAGAATATCTTATTCACGAAAGGGTTTATATTAAAGTAAATAGAAAAGATTCTACTTATTACAATAACATTGTCATTGTCCCAGCGGAAACTATTAGATCTACTAATTTATTTAGAGAGCATAACGAAGGCTTTATTCAAGCTGACTGGAAAAGAGGATCTAGGGATAGACAGTATATTAAACCTTTTGATAAATACAACAAAAAGGATAACATACAGTTAATTCAATATCAAGAACTAACCCCTGGGTTTGATATCTACGCAGTGCCTGGGTATACTTCAGCAGCTGATTGGATTTGGTTAGATTCTCAGTTTGCTTACTTCCAAAAGCAAAATATGCAAAACTCCCTTAATCCTTCTGCTATAATTAAGATCTACGAAAAGTTTGCAAATTCACAACAAGAGAAGGAGTACATAGAAAATCTACAAGAATCGTTTATCGGAGCTCAAAATGCTGGTAAGGTTATGACATTTGTAGCTTCTGGTAAGGAGCTTGCTCCAGATATTACCATGGCGGAGCCCAATAAGTTAGATAAGTCTTTTGCCTCTGCCCAAGAGAATATAGTAAAGAATGTATCGCGTGCTCATTTGATCAACCCAGCACTTATGGGAATAGAGTCAGCAGGTAAACTTGGAACAACTAACGAGCTAAATGAAGCTTTTACTTTATTTAATGAAGTTTGGTTGGATTCTAACCAGGATGTAATCCAGGAGAACTTGCAAGATCTTATACAAAAAATGGGATATGCTAATTTAGATGTAAAGATCCTAAGGAAGGACTTATTTTTGGAATCTATTTCTGCAGAAAATTAAAAATAATAAAATAAGATGAGTAACTTTATTACAGAAAATTACATAAAAGATAATTCCCCAGTAACTGATAATGTAGATCCAAAGGATTTGTCCTCTCATATTACTGCAGCTGAGCATAATTTTTTAAGACCTATACTTGGATCTCAGTTCTATGACGAGTTAGTTGCTAAATTTAGTAATCAAACCCTTTCACCTGATGAGATTCTCCTAATGGAAAGATACATTCAGCCAGCAGTTCTTTGGAGAACGATAGCTTTAGCTCTGCCTTGGATCCAATACAATCTAAGAAATAAGGGACTTATGGTTAATACAGACGACGCTGCTGCTGCAGCAGACTTCGCACAAGTAAAATTCATGTTAAATGAGGCTGGGGGTAGAGCAAATATTAATGAAGATCTTTTAGTTAAGTTTCTAACTAAGAATTCGAATGAGTTCCCGGAATACAAAGACCAGGACGGGCTTACTCCTCCTGAAGGGGAGGAACCCAATTCTTCTAATTTGTTATTTTACTAAAAATAATATGAGATGAAAATGGAAAATTTGTGGAAAGGGACAATAGTCTTGGTTGCATCATTTTTAGCTCCAGTTAAAGGTATAGTAATAGCAACGATAGTAGTAGTACTTTTTGATTTATTAACAGGCGTATATGCTTCTTGGAAAGAGTCAATACCTATTACATCTAATAAGCTTGGTAAAATAATTCCAAAGCTTCTTCTTTACAATTTAACTATCCTGTGTGTCTACCTACTGGATCAGCATATCCTAGGGGAATTTGTTCTATTTTTCTCCAATATTTCTTTATTCGCAACCAAAATTATAGGGATGGCTATTTTCATGGTCGAATTTACCTCTATAATTAACAATGTTGAAAGGTCTCTAAAGATCCAATTCCTTCCAATATTTAGAGGATGGATGAAAACGATACGTACAGAAGCTTCTAATGTGTCAGCAATATCTGATGATGTAGCAAACATTAGTAGAAATATAAGAAGATCTGGCAAGGATCCAGAGGATAGGAATGGACATTTAAGAGGTGGTGAAGGTCACTTTGGAAATAATTATAACTACTTTCCACCAGGAGAAACTGGAGGAACCGGTTCTCCTCTACCTCCAGAAGGGCATCCTCCAATATTTTAACGAAACAATCTCCCCGTTTAATCATATATAGATTGCATTCATAATAAATAGATCAGTCGGTCTAGTTTTTTTAAATATAAAAAACCCCCGGAGAGCTTATTAACTCCGGGGGTTTTCTTTTGGAAGGGTTCTTTTTATATAAAAGAAGGGTCTTCAAATTTAAATTCATTTTGAGCTTTTATATACTTCTCTCCCGTATGAACTTTAAATCTAACGATCTTAGTAACGAAATGTCTTTTAATTTGAAAGTGATGTGATATAGAAGAAATAGCAACTCCAGCTGAATAAAGTATTCTCATCTTAGCTACATCTACAGGAGGTATATTTGCATTAACGTCTTTCATACTAAATCGAAGGTTCTCCTTATGTGAAATCCATTCCAAATTTGAAACGTGATTATTTGATGTGTTCCTATCCTTATGATTAACTTCTAAACTAGGATGAGCCTTATCCAAAAAAGCATTAGCAACTAATCGATGTACATATCTATAGTTCTTTTGTCCTTTGCCTATTTTTAGGTGGACCCTCTGATATCTATGGTTTGCTCTACCTCCTGTGGCATGTGATTTTATTATATCACCGGTATAGCCATTTTTAACTTCACCCTCATCTGATATAAGATAGTTTGTCTCCTGACCGTTTAATTGGATGGCCTTCCATTTTGAATCTTGCATTTTCATAATTATTTTTAAAAACACCAGTCGGGATGTTTACTTCTTATATATTACCATTAGTACAAACTTCTTGGAGCAATTGCCCTTTCGAATCGTTAGATTATTGTTAAAGTTGAAACAAAGGTTTATATTCTGACATATATAGGATGTAACTTATTTTTAGTCTCTGACAGTTATAAGGGCCAGTTTTGAACTTCTGGTCCTTTTTTGTGGTAATTTAGTTAGAACCTCCGTACACCAAGGTATCGTTAGATTATTGTTAGAGTTCGTAGAATGACCCGAAACTTTACGTCATGTTGCATATATAATAGACAACAAACAAATAATCATTATGAGACAAATAAAACAATTACCTTTTAATTCTAAAGACTGGAGAGGAGACGTAAGAATATCTAGACTTAATCTACAACAAAAAGGCTTCTATCTAGAGTTAATGAATGAATGTATATTAACTGAATCTGATAGACTAAAACTAGATTTGAATTATTATGCTAGACTATTCAGAACGAGAAATACCTCAATATCAAATGTACTAGGGGTATTACAAAAAACTGGGCTATTAAAAATAGAGAATGATATTATAATACTTCATATCATGGAGGAATATTAATATAAAACAGAGACTAAAAATAAAGAATTAAAATGAGCAAAAAACAAGGATGGATAAAGATCCACAGAGACCTACTAGATTCTAACTTCTGGAAACTAGCAAAAGGAGAAAAGCTTTCTAAGAGAGAAGCTTGGCTAGAAATACTACTTCTAGCTAATCATTCTACCTCTAAATTTATGAATAACGGGATTATAACTATAGTGGAAAGAGGTCAATTAGCTAGGACTAAAGTTGCACTCTCAAAACGTTGGAATTGGAATATAAAAACGGTAAGAAAATTCTTAAAAAAGCTAGAAAGTACCCAACAGATTACTCAAGAGATATCTAACTCTACTACTATTATAACAGTGGTTAATTATGAAAAATATCAGAATTTAGAGGTCCCCCGTACCCAACAGAGTACCCAACAGAGTACCCAACAGAGTACCCAACAGAGTACCTACATACAAGAATGTAATAAGAATATACTAAAGAATGTAAAAGAACAACAAGCACCGGACGAGCCGGATTTGTGTGTTGAGAATCTTGATAAGCTTTCAGGAAAGAATGAAAGAGATATTAGTAAAGATCCTTTAGGTGAGTATCAATTTACCGAACCTTTAGGGCAATCTATCCTAATGGAAATAGATAAGGAATCAGAATGGTCATCTTTCATAAAGCTTTATCCTTCAGAAGGTGATATGGGGCTAAAAAACAAATCAGGAAGAGGGGCAGCTAAAAAGAGATTTTTTAAGTTCTCTCCAGATGATAGGCTTAGAATTGTTCAAGAGCTTAAAAATGCTCAGCCCTTCATATTGAAAAATAGTTATTTAAGCTGGATGTCAAGTCTACTTAAGAACAATACTGAAGCAAATTCGTTAATTGAGAAGATTAGAGCTATAAAACCTACAGTAGATAATTCAAAGACTAAAGGACATCGTATGATGGACATGCATCAAGGCTCGCTTAAGCCTGATGGCACTAAGGATTATTCTAAAGCACCTCCAGGCACTAATGTTAATGTTATAGATGGTAATGCAAGAATTGCTGAACTTCGAGCAAAAGGAATGATAAAATAATAATTACATTTAAAAATAAACAAATAAAAATCATGAACACACTAGAAATAAACAGAATCGAATTAGATACACTATTAGAAATTCAAAATTGGTCCGCTTTAGGTTTAGACCCGTATAAAGGGCTTCTCCTTCATGGTAATATAGGAACTGGTAAGACTACATTCTTTCTTGATAATTTTTTTCCTACCCTAGATAAACAACTTCATTTTGGCTCTCGTGAAGGTAGGTTCTCAGGAAATGTTAAGACTTTAGTTAGAGAACTTAAGAGAGCAGCGGCAGCCAAAGAAGAAAACGCATACTCAAAAATGCAGGAGTATTATCTATCCCATGGTATGTTATTAGATGATCTCGGTAGAGAGGCTAAAGACGTTAAGATTTATGGTAATAGTGAACAACCTGTTGTTGATCTTTTAGAGAAATATTATGAAGGATTTAAAACTAGTATAAATTTTTATAAGGAAAGAGGAATAGGGAATGCTCCGCATAAATACGTACAAGCTAAATTAATACATGCGACTTCCAATATGTCTCTTGAGGAACTTTCGGCATCTTATGACTCCTATTTGTTTGATAGAATGAAAGAAATATTTAATTTCGTATCTGTTCAGGGGGGATCTTTAAGAGATGAAACCTAAATGGTCCGGCCCGAAGGATGTACCCTTCATTAAAGATCCAGAAGAGAGGAGAATCCAATATGCAATAGACATAGAGAAGCTAATAGAGAAGCATAAGAATATATAAAGAACTAAAAATAACTAATTATGAAATGCACATTAAAGAAGGAACAGAAGACTTACACACAGCACATATTATAAGTACATACTTAAGAATGAAGAAGCTTATAAAGAAGCAAGAAAAACAAATCGATATACTTAGAGAGAAACATAAGATCAAAATACAAGAATTACAATTTGAAGCTGATGAAGCTTTCCTACAATCTTTTAATGGTCAGAAGGAAATTAAATCACAATTGGCTCTTTTAGAAAGAATACATCCAAAAAAGAGCCCTGAAGATAATGGTAATTAAATTATTTTTCTTATATTAGCCTTATAATTCAAACAAGGTCTTAATTTTAACTAACCCTCCGTTTAACTATGGAGAAAATAAACAACAAAAAAACAACATTATGAAAAGCTTAACAAGATTACTCGTAATTTTAACCCTCTCTATAGGTTTTATTTCCTGTGAGAAGGATATTGTAACTCCAGGAGGGGACAGGATCTTTCCTTTAGATCCTACAGACTTTACGACGAATCCCAATAATACGGAATCCCCTGCAGGGAAGACCTATGGATACTATGGGATCCATAGGTATGAAAATATGTCATTAGTTAATGAGTACTTTATTTTAGATACTCTTTTTCATGAGGGCCTAATAGGACCAGATTCTTTATCATATCCTGAAACTTACTGTGTAACTAGATTCACATTTGAGGAGGACGGGGACTTTATTTACGATCTTTATGATATTATTGATGGACAAATTAATACCATGTTTGGACTTAAGATATCTGGTGAATGGTCTTTAACCCCAGATTCTCTATTTAATACTAGAGATTTAGAGGAAAGATGGAATTCAGATCCAACACCAAACATGATTCTAATGGATCTAGAACCTGTTTTCCCCCTCAGAAGCTTATACCTGATCAAAGGGCAATTTCTATTTAGATATTATATTAACGAAGAAGACGGTATGATTTTTATCCAGTCTTTCAAGGAGGTTCAGTAACCCCGATACCTAGGGGAGGCCTCCCCAATATGCCCCGTACCCTTTCCGTAACATAGTTTTAATTAAGGTCTAAGAAACCCCAAGTCTAACAAGACTTGGGGTTTCTCTTTTTTTCATTCTGATATATACTTAGCAGTATAATTAAAATTAAAATGGAAACGGAAGAAGCGGAAATGAAATATGGATCTTATTACAAACTTGGTGTCTTACTAATGAACTTTCGTAAACTAGCTTTTGCTTACGAGGATGAAATATTTGGGGATTATATACTTCATAAGAACCAAAAGTCAGAGGTATACCATACTTACTTAGAAAATCATAAGGAATACCAATCACTAATCACTTGCATAGCTCAGGTAAAACTATGGAGAAAGAAATTCAGTCATGAGAAATAACAGTCGGTCTATCGAAGAATTCAGAAGAGTCAAAAACAAAATAGTAACAGAGTTATTTCAGTTATTCAATGAGGGAAAGAACCCAACAGAAGTAGTTAAAATTACAGGGTGCTCTAAGAACCAAGCTTACTATCAATGGAGAAAATACCATGGGAAAGTAGCTCCTTCAGATTATGGGGAGGTAAAAAAAAGATCAGGATCATATAATTCTGTTAAGGTAAGATCCCAGACCACAGAGTATTTCAGGATGATTAAAAAGACATTCAATGCTTCAACTACCCCAACCTCTTTTGAGTCTATCCCTAATATTGAACTATGGCTCGAAAGACTAAATAAAGCTTTACCAAAAATAAATGAAATCGAAAATGCGAAAAGAAAAACCAAAAAGTACTAAATTGACCCACTCTGAATTTAATGAAAAACTAAAGGCCCTAAGAATTACTTTAGATAAACTAGCCGAAGAAGTGGCTATTCAAAAATTAGAATCTAATATTGACGAAGATTGCATTTGATCAGTGGTGCTCGGAAAACTATGAAATACTCATTCCGATGCTAGAAAGAAAGTATCCAAAATGTAAAGGATCGGTAGCTAAAGATTTCTCAGATTTCTATGAGCATATTGTAACAAAACATTTAGAGAAGCTAAAAGATCCAAAGGGTTATCTTTATCAGTTTATATTTAATCGATATTATAGATACTTCCAAAGGGTAGAACTACTGAAGTTCCTACCTATCCTCCCAGATGCACCCGAAGAGGTTCAAGGGGACAATAAAATATTAGATATTGCGGAAGGTGCTATTGCTTCTCTTGGATTAGATGATAGAAGACTCTATGACTACTATTTTGTTCAGGGACTTTCAGGAAGAGCTATTGGAAGAAAACTTAAAATATCACATACTGGAGTTCATACCCAACTAAATGCCTTAAAGGCGAAAATAAAAAAACAAATATGCTTACAGTTATCCCTTTTGGATTAACCATTATCCTTCTTATATTTACAGCATCTCCGATTATACGTCTGAGAGCCTTCCTTAGTTCGCTTCTACCTTTTGAATGGATGCGAACACTAATAGATTGTCCTCAATGTTCCTCCTTTTGGATCGCACCATTTATTTGGTTTGCTTTCCCTTACATACCCCCAGTCCTCGTTTATTCTGTTTACATCTGTGGACTAGTAACCGTAATAGAATATTTAAAATTAAGATCAGAAGAATGAAACAAATAGAAAATAAAACAACCGAAGAGCTTCAGGAGGATCTAGATAAGATCTTTATCGGTAAAGAAGCTTATGCTTTAGGTAAGTCCCTGCCTCAAAAGGTTCTAAAGGATCTTTTCAACCTTTATAATTCCTTTTACGGAGCATCAGAATACTCGTACTTCTGTGGCTCTTGCAGGAGTAAAGTCTGGAAAGGAATTGGTCCTATTGAAGTAAAAATATTAGAAATCCTCGATGGAAGAAAAGAATAGTTTAGATTACTCCGAAGAGGAGGAAAGACTTCAGAGGGAAGTTATAAATGAAGTGAGGTCCGAATCTTCAGAGATAGTTCATATACCTAACTTGGAGATTCACCAACACGGAGAAGCTGTAAGAGTTAGATACGAAAAGGTGGCTACTATGTTATTACAGGGTTATACTTCAAGACAGATCATGGACAAGTTTGCTAAGGAATGGGGAATCGAAAGAGACTCCGTAAGGGTAAATTATATACAAGCGACTCGTAAACTTATGCAGAATGACGTAAACCTTTCATTTGATGAAATGGTAACTGATATCTGGATGAAGTACGATTACATCTATAAAAGATTTATGGAAGAGGATAACACTTGGGGTATGAAAGCTACCCTTGATGCTAAGCTTCGAATGTTAACAAACACTGGTATGACTAATGATGATCTCGGCCCTGTTAGAGTAATAGAGATAAGTATAACTAAACCCCCGGAGGATAAAGATGAGGAATAAGACAGGCAAGCTCCAAATTGAGGGTACGGTTGTATTCCAAAAGAATTACGATGCTCTATTTAAAGAAGACGAGGTTAGATTTATAGTAAACCAAGGGGGAACTAGATCTTCAAAGACCTATTCAATCTTACAATTATTAGTTGTCTATGCTTTTTCAAAACCCAAATCTCGGATTGCTATCTATAGAAAGTATAAGACTTCTGCAGGTAATTCAGCTCTGCCCGACTTACTTCAGATAATACAAGATCTTGGAATATGGAAGCATATAACATTCAATAAATCTACTGGGACCTTTAAGTTTCCCGGGGGTTCTATTATAAATATCTTCGGAGCAGATGACAATCAGCAGCTAAGAGGTAGAAAATACGACCTTGTATTTCTAAATGAGGCTAACGAATTAGGCTATGATGATTTCTTACAGATAAACATGAGGACAAGGGACAAAGTACTCATAGATTTCAATCCCTCCGATCCGTTTTCGTGGATCCATGAAAGACTATTAACTGACGAAAAGGCTATTCTTATTAAGTCTACCTATTTAGATAATGGATATCTACCAAAAGCTCAGGTTAGAGAAATAGAAAATCTAATAAATATTGATGACAACTATTATAGAATCTATGTGCTCGGTGAATTACCAATTGGGAACGAGTTTATATTCCCTAAAGTCTATTCTACTCCATTTCCTAAGGACTTAGATTTTGTATATGGTATGGATTTCGGATTTAATGATCCAACAGTTATAGTTCAAGTTGCTATAGATGATACAAGACTTTATATAAAAGAGGTTATGCACGAATCTTGGTTAAACTCCGAACAAATGATTCAAAGAATGTCCGAGCTAGGAGTAAATAGGGGCAAGCTAATATTTGCAGATTCAGCTAGACCAGAGTTAATTGATTCAATCAAAATAGCAGGCTGGCCGATCTATAAATGTTCTAAAGGTGCTGGCTCTGTTGCTCTTGGTTTGGATTTACTTAAGAGACATGAGATCCATATTGATCCAACCTCCGCTATAACTTATTCTGAATTTCGAAATTACAAGTATAAAATGTACAAAGGAAGAGTGACAGAGTCTCCCCAGTCTTTTAATGACCACTCAATAGATGCTACTAGATATGGTGCGACAGAAATAAAAGCAACTTCTGGTCCAAGAACTTCATTTTATTCTTTTTGAAATAACACAACGAACTTTAAATATACCTATAATATATGAAAACATACAATCAGATACTTTCTATCCTTTCGGACTTTGTACAGAATCATCTCATCCTCAATTCTTTTGGTCATGGAACTGCTTCCCAATTAAACTCGTTCATACAGAACAGGACGGAGGTTCCTCTTTTATATGCAACTATAGAAAATATAGTGGTCGGGGGAAATTCAATTGATTACTTTATAAAATTCACAGTCATAGATTCAAGAGGGAAAGATCAAGACAATCTAACGGATATCCAATCAGATACCGCACAGTTGCTAATAGATCTAAGATCCTATTTAATTAATTCTGGTCCTGCAAATTCGATATGCACCTTTAATTCAGAGACAGCTAGACTCTCTCCCCTAGTAAATGTAACGAATGATTGGTACTCTGGTTGGGAAAGCATATATAAAATAAATACAACTCTGATCGAATCAGATTGTTACATTCCAATTTCTGAATAATGGCAAAATATAGAGTACCTCGAAAATTTGAAAGGGCACTAGTTAAGTCTCTTAAAGATACTATACTAAGAATAGCCCTTGTTGATACTGGAGCTTTATATGATTCTATCGAGGTTCAAATCGATGTTGTCTTATCGGCAAGATCAGTGGATCTAATTATACAAGTTTCTTCAGAAGACTACGCTAAATATTTAGTAGAACCGTTTGATATACTTGGAACTTGGGAGTCAGAAACAAATTTCAATGAAGTTATTGGGGATGTTATTATCGATTATACTAACTTCCTTTTTGATTCTGAGGGAATACGAACCGCGGTTAATATAGAATATAACTTAGAGGTGAGGCTAAATAATTCAAATTGGTTTTACCAAGGATAAAATAATTTAAAAGAAATGTCAGTAACACTTATCTCCGCACCACAAAAGTTTGCACCAGCATACAACCCAATGGTGTATGTATTTGATTCTACTAATAAGAATCTCCCGGGCTTTAAATATGAAATACAACTACTTCTAAATGATCTAACGGTTGTTAAGAAAGTTCTAGTTTCCCCTAGGATAGGTGATGGCCTTGGTTTATTTGATGTAGGTAAAGCTTTACAGTCTTATCTAACTAATGAAAGGCCAGATTCACAAAATGAAGATGCAGTCTCTTCTTATATTGGATATAGAATTCAAATATGCGAGGTCTTCTCAGCATCTTGGGATTTTGATAGATGGGATCTAATCTCAGGCTCATCTAATTCAAATAGAATACTTCTTACATCTTCAGTAGCTCATTCATTTGAAGCTGGGGATTCTATCTTTGCAGAACTTGATGTAGATCCAAACCCAAACCCATTTTTTTCTCTTTCAGGAATCCCTGGATTTCATGTTGTATATGATGTTCCTAATTCCTTTTCTATCGTTCTACCATATTTAGTAACTGCAGTAGGTGATCCCGGACCTGGTGATTCATTTGGAGGTAAGATAACATTTTCTAATAAAGGATCTTTACCTTCGAGCTCGTGTCAATCTTTATTAGGCCCTTTAATTGCTTTCAATGCAGCTTGGTCATTTGATTCTTTTCCTTCTTTTGATATAGAGGATATTACTTTAAATAATGTGGAACCGAATAAGGATCTACTTACAACTCTTCCTTCAGTGTTTACTGTTTCTCCAGAAACCCAGATGGTAATTAATATCCCATACACTGAAGACGGAGATCCACAAGGGGTTCCTGCTGGTGTTGTATTTTTTAATGATGATGAGACTCGGACAGTAGAACTAAACGGACCATTCCCAATTACAACTATAGGGGTAGGACCTGCTAACTTAGATTCAGGTTCGTGGGTTGGAGGTTCAGCAGCTATCACTGATGCAGCTTCCTATAAATTTCATGTTTATAATGTGGGCCTTTCTAGGTTATCTAATATTTATGAAATCAAAATAGATAGAAGTTGCTCCCGGTTTCCAAAAAAGGAGATTCTATTCCTAGATAGGAAGGGTTCACTCGGATCATTTTATTTTTCATATCTATCTAAAGCTAAAACCTCGATTAATAGAGGAGTAGCTACATTTACAAATGGGGAGTACATCGAACCATTCTATAAAGGAGGTAAGTCTGTTCTAGGGGTTTCAGTCGAGACTACTATTGATTTAAATACTGCTTGGTTAACAGTACCGGAATCTATTTACTTCCAAGAATTACTTTCTACCCCAATGGCTTACATGAAGGATGAGAATGGAACCATTACAAAAGTTGTTGTAACTAATACTTCTGCAGAGAGAAGACTTGGATTTGATAATAAAAATATTAGATATTCCATAACCGTTCAGTCGGCAAACAATAATATGATCAACTGGTAAATGACAAGTACATACATTCAAACAGAATTAGGTAGACTAACCCCACTTAAGGGGACTGCTGTCCCTATTAATAAATCTATTGCTGAAATTAGAGATCTTTCTAAAAGAACGGGGGGATTTTCTAAGACTATTATAATAGCTGGGGATAAAGAAGCTAATTTGGTATTCGGGCATTACTATGATGTAAACTTAGTATCTACGAGCTTTAATCATAAAGTAAAAGTACGGGCTCAGATAATACAAGAGGACCAAAGCATCTTTGAAGGTTATATGAGGCTACTTTCTGTTAATAGAATATCTCCTACCTCAGGTGGCTTAGATCAGGGTATAGAATATGAAATAAACCTTTCTGATACGACAGGTTCATTCTTTCAGGATATAGGAGATGGACTTATGTCAGCTCCTCATACGAGATCTCCAGAGTTTAACGAGGAGGAGGCACCAAATTCTCCTCAATTTTCACCCGGATTAGATATTTCATATTTAGATCATACTTACAGTATGGCTAATATAGAGGAGACTCTAGATCCAAATTGGAATGTAGACGATGGATATAAGTATGTTTGGTCTTATTTAAGAGATTCGGGAAATTATAAGATCCAAGATTTCATGCCTGCTGTGTATGCTAAGGTTTATTGGGATCAGATATTTGCTTCTGCTGGATATTCTTATAGCTGGCCAGAGTTAGCCGACCCATCATTTAGGTTCGATAAGATTCTTATTCCTTATACTAAGGGAGCTTTAGAAAATACTGAGGAAATATTTTCACAAGGAAGAGCAGTAGTAGCTAGATCCCTTAATTTAACTAGAGCAGCGGCTTCTAATATTGGTAATGACTTTGCTGGATTCGTAGGAGTAGATCCAACTTTGGTATTTGCTGATTCGGTTATTTTAGACGAAGGATCAAATATGAATCCTGCCCTAGATACCTATACCCTTCCGTTCTTTCAGAATGTAAATCAATTCTCTCTAGATTTTAAAATGTCTTTCCAATGGCAGCTTGTTAATCAGGCTACCGAAGCTATTAGATTTATAGAAGGTATAGACGATTTCGTTGGGGGCTCCTTTTTTTTACGCCCAACTATTTCTGTTCGGAATATAACAGCCTCTAGTACCTTCTATAACGGGGAAATAATTTCTGTACCTCAGTCCGCTAAACTATCTTTGCATAGATCTACTTTAGATTTTAATAACGGGGAGGAATATCCACCATTTTCAGTTTCAACTTTAGCTAGTGAAGCTTCTGGTAATACAGAATTTGAATTGGATTTAACAATACCGTGCAATCAAATTGCAGAACCTGGGGATGAGATCCAAGTTTCAATTGGATGGAAAGTAGACTTTAATAAAACGGTACAGCTTGGATCAAGACCATCTACAGGAGTTCCGTTTACTATTCAACCAGGGGCTATACTAATGGTAGTAGACCAATTTCAGATTTCGTTTATCCCAACTGTATCTGAACTAACTGAGGGCTTAGAACTTTCCATGAATGCTATGATCCCTGCGATAAAGAAAAGGGACTTCATTAAAGGGTTTTTAAATCATTACAATCTATACACTGATGTTGATCCTTCTGATCCAAATAATATCCTCATATCTGGTAGGGATTCCTTTTATGATGAAGGGGAAGAATACGATTGGACGGATAAAATATCTACAGATAGAACATCCAATATCACATTCACAATAGAAGATACTGGAAAGTCTAAGATATTAACTTATAAAGAAGGTAAGGATGAACTAAATGTAGGATATCAAGATGTAACGGGAGAGACTTATGGACAAGTTCGTTATATTTTTGAAGATGAATTTGCTAAAGGAGATTCTACTATTGAGGTTCCCTGGGAGCCTACCCCTTTAGTTAAAAATTATTTAGGGCATTACGTAAATGGTTATAACGCACAAACACTTAAAGCGGGAATAAAGGTTCTATATGATGGCGGACCAATAGACGATGAGTCAGGAAATATTATAAGATATCCAGTTATTAGATACGGCCTAGTATCTAACGAGGCGATAGAGAATGATAGAAACGTAGAAACAAATCCACAGCTTAAATGGTTATCAGCTTATAATTATTCCGGACATTTCGATAATCCACTAAACCCAAATTGGGATCTAAATTTTAACGTATGTGCTTATTATTTTTATAATGATTGGAATTCTGGTCTGGGAGATTTCAATGGGATTACAGCTAATAATATGTTCTCTTTACATCATTCTAGAACATACAACCAACTAGAAGACGGTAAAATACTAGAGGGATACTTTCACTTAACTTCTTCTGATATTTCTACAATTAGATTAAATGATAGGGTATTCATTCAGGATTCCTGGTGGAATATTCTTCTTATACAGGATTACAACGCTAATGAAAGAGGTCTAACTAAAGTAAAACTTATATCAGTAGATCCACTACAGGGATTTAGCACTTTTAAAAGTGGGAGAATATCAGGAGGAACCTCATTTGGAACCGGGATTAATTACGTTGGTGAAAAAGTACTAAGATCCCCATATAGACCTAATAAAGCTTCTAAATTCCTACAGCCATTAAAGGATCTTGCCAAAAGCCAATCTAACGAAGACAATATAAATCACTCAAACTCTGGAGATGTTACCATCCAAGGAACTGATAATATTATAAATGAAGGGGTTAATAATGTTCTAGTTGTTGGAGATAATAATACAGTAAATGAGGTTTCCAATGTTATTGTCATAGGTAACGGAATTGATGTCGATCCCGAAATACCTCAGCCCGCTATCTACTTGGGTGATGTAATATTTACCGAGAATGGTATAACTGGAGCTGGAGCTACTGGCTGGATTAATTCATTGGGAATAAATAATGTTATTTTCTCAGATAGTGTACCGGATCTAACCTCTGGTATCGTTCCAGAAGATTTTTGGTGGGATACTTCTAGACAACAGCTAGCTATTCAGTATGTTGATGTTGACGGGGTTCAATGGGTCTTAGTAGCTGATAGAGGCCTTTCAGGAGCTACAGGAGCTACAGGAGCTACTGGTTCTTCAGGAGCAACAGGATCTACTGGTTCCTCGGGGGCTACAGGAGCAACAGGAGCTACTGGTTCTTCAGGGATAGATGGAACAAGTGGTTCTTCAGGGATAGACGGAACTTCAGGAACAAGTGGATCTTCAGGAACAAGTGGATCTTCAGGAGCAGATGGATCTTCAGGAACAAGTGGATCTTCAGGAGCAGATGGAACTTCAGGAACAAGTGGATCTTCAGGAGCAGATGGAACTTCAGGAACAAGTGGATC